CCGCCGGACTTTTTACAGTTTGCCGGTTGCCTGGTTCAATCACATATTTCACATTCTTTTTCAAAAAATTGAAAATGCGTTTTGCCGTTTCTCTTTTGGTCGGTGCCTTAAAAAAAGAACTAATTTGGCTATACTCCGGCGCATGAATTTTATGCGCCTCGGTTATTGCCTCAATAATATCACCGGTTGACTGGTCGGCAACAATCATTTGTTGCTTGTTTTTAAATGGTTCCAACCGGCCCATTATTGTTGTTGCATCCATTATCAAATAACTTTTGTTTCCGAAATAGGAACAACCAATCCATTAACATTAGCCGTTCCAGTAAAAGATGCATTTAGCTGGCCGGCCGGTGTATTTAATAATTCACGAATTGAATTGAAAAGTCCTAATGCTGATGGCCTTGCACTCAAACGCAACATGCTTTCACTGTTTGGTGCAATTACCTGGTCACCAAATGCACTTACGTTGGCCAAATATTCACCATTCACCGACACACTACCTGTTACACTTTTAATTGTGACTTTTTGATTAGTTGGATTTTGAACCGCAAAATCTACATTGATAACTGGCGCGAAAAGGGTGCCACCTGGTCGCAATCCGCGAAGTACAAAATTTGCCTTTTGGCCAAATGAAAACCTTGATAAAAAGTATAAGGCGGCGGCACCACCTACCAACCACAGTATGTTTCGCATTCGGAAATTGAATGCGGCTTTATGTTCTTAATCGTTTGTCAGTTCTAAATTACAAAAAACATTCGCAAATAACAAAATTCAACTTTTCACAATTATTCACATTCACATTTTTTGTTTCCGTGTGCATGCCTTTGTGGGGCTTGCACAACGGAAACAAAGTTACAAAAAATTTGTGAATAAATTAAGTTTTTACCAAGTTTTTTATTCACATCACTTGCATTCACCTTTAGTTAATAAAAAGAATGGTGCATATTTCCGGGCCGGGAATAAAAAAGGCCCGGTGAGAACACCAGGCCGTCGTTGCTTAAAAAAACCCTAAACCAACTGCTTATGAGAAGATAAATATACTACTTTTTGCGGAAATCGCTTTTAAGGTACGTGCGGCGGTCAAATTCGCCACTTTTGGCATCGTACCAATTAATGTACCAGGCACCGGAATTGGCGCAAAATTCGCCAAATTTGACCATGTTAGTAATGTTTCGGTATTTTCTCGGCCTGGGGCCACCTGGTTCAAAAAAAACTATCGCGGTTCGTATTATTTTGGCCATTTTTCCTATTTTTACAATGAATGCAAGTGACTTGCGGTTGGTTCCGAAGTCGTTTGTCCGGCCGGTTCCCTTCAGGTTGAACCGGCCTTTTTATTAGAATGGCAAATCATCCGTTTCCGGTTTGTTATTAATTGCCGCCTCTTTTACTTCTTGCAAATCACTTAAAATGCCATCGGGTTGTTGCTCTTGCATTTCACTGGCCAGTAACCGCAAATAATTATTTCCGGCCTTGCTCTTGTTAATCCATCCGGCCAATCGGTACCTTTTTCCATCAATTTCCAAATTACCGGTGTAATCCGGTGAAGTGGGTTTTTCTTTTTTGTTGCGGTACAAGGTGCCGCCATTTTTCTTGTTTTCCATAACTATTGTTGTTCGGGTTCCTCCGTTCCCAGGTTAAGATTTTTTTACTTTTTTTGGTAATGTAATTGTGTCCGTTTCAATCATAGGAACCTGGTTCCACTGGCCGTTAAAATTCATGATGGCAATGGGTTCAAATTCATCACTACTTCGCAAATATTTTGGTTTTAATATAAATTGCTTGGTTTCCCGGTTGCGTTCCACCAATAATGTGCTTTGCGCCCACCGGTCAGTGTTGGAACCTAAATGGCCAAGGGTTTCGCCGTGTCCTTTACCCAGGTGCAAAACACCAATCATTAAAATATTGTATTGCTTTGTAATTCTTTTGAACCAGTTAGTCAATAACCTGGTTTCCGTTTCATCGTTGTAATTTAGGCACAAATCCAAAAGGCCATCCACCACAATAACCGAACAATCTGAATTGTTTATCAAATAAAGTTCAATCATGGCCCGGATGCGTTTGGGCATGTCCTCACGAAAAGAAAAGGCATCCAGAAAATCGGGAATGCTCTCTTTACTGGCAAAGTTTTTAATTCTTTCCATTTGCCGGTAAAAATCATATTGTGAACTTTCAGTGTCGAAATATGCTATTCGGTTTCGCTCTTTTGGGGTTTGTAATTTTATTCCAAAAATTGACTGAAATGGGGGTACCAATGCTGAACTAATTACGGCGGCGGCATAGGTACTTTTGCTTGCCTTGGGTAACCCGGAAATAACACAATAATTTTCCAAGGTTCCAACGACCTTGCCGGATATAGTGAATATCACTTGTTCGGCCTTGGGTTTGTGCAAAGGATTGTACCGCCGAACTTTTAATAATTCGGTTAATTCCTGGTCGTTTGTCATAAGTTTAATTCATGTTCCAGTAACTGGACAACCAAAGCATAAAAAAGAATACTATAAATAGCCAAAATTTAGGACTATTCAACAATTTGAATATTGTTTTCATTTTCGTTGGTTTTGGTTAATTCATCAATTAATAATTCGGCCGCTTTTACACATGCATTGTAAGCACTTAATTTATGGCCATTTTCGGAATAAACCTTTTTACTTTCCAGGAAATGGGGTAAAAGGGTAATGGCAAAATATTCGCGCTTAGAAAGTCCTGGAATGGGTGCCAGTACACGGCCAAGATTGTCCTGAACTATTTGCGGCGGAAATGCCGGAACATCATAAGTTTTGTGCATTGTAAAAGATTTTTAATTGTTTGTGGTAAATAAAAAATTTCAATTAGCAATAAAAGTGAAAAACAAAGTGGTGTTGCTACAAATAAAAAAAATAGCAATTCACTAATAAATTCAACCTTTTTGCGCATGGTGTACCTCGGTTAAATGTTTAATAATTCTTTGGTATTCATCAATGCTATCATCAATTAAGGTTCGTAATTCCATTTGTAAATTGTATGGAATTAACCGTTGGTCAATAATAACACGGTCACCATCCGGAAAGGTTACTTCAAAATGCACCTGGGTGTCGGATAAATGTTTTCCCAGGAATTGTAATGTTTGAATTTTGCCATTCAGTTCAGCCAAGTATGGGCCGACCTGGTTAAATAGGTCTTTTTGCATGGTTCCAATTTTGGGTTAATAATCGTTTGTCAATACGAATTTATATTACTTTTTTACATATAAACAAAAAAAAATAATGCCGTGACTGGGCATTATTTAAAAAGTAGTATAAATCAATAATTTATGAAAGAAAAAGTTCCGCCTCTAATTTGCGGCGGTTTGTTAATCCTGGAACCTCTTTGCCTTTTACTTTATTCCAACGGATAAATTGTGCGGCAATTAAATTTTTATCGGTTCCACTATTAAGCATGCGAAGTAGTGTTGACCTGGTAAATGCGCCAATGCCAATATTGTAAGCCAATGAAGTTAATGCCGTTAATTGATTGGCATTTATAGGCAGTTTTACTAATTTTTTTATTTGTGTTTCCAGTGCCGCCGTATTAATGCGCAACCAAGAAAGGGCCTTTTCTTTTGTAATTACATCACCTTTCTTAATAGGTAATCCGGTTTCCGGATTAATAGTGGTGCCATAACCAATTGTCCAAATATTACCAGTGTCCTGGTATGCCCTTAACCGTAATCCTTCAAATTGAGCAATAATTTTTGTTGCACTCACTTTTCTACTAATTAGTAAAAAGCCAACGATGGCCAGTGTAATAATATAGTTTTTTGCCTTTCGCATTCATCAAATGCCAGTTTTATCAAAATCTTTGGCAACACCAAGGCCCAGGCCGCTTGTAATGGCCGTAATTCCCTCAATTGTATGCCCTTTGATAATTAGCGCAATTCCACTTAAAATTGTGGTAAGTCCAAAAAAAGTTGTTTTCCAGTTACGCGGTTTTTTCATTTTCATATTTTAAATAATTTATTGCATTATACACAATCGTGCCAATACCAATTGTTGCAAGTATTACTTTTTGTGTTTTATTAATTTTTGGCCTGGATGCCGCATATAGCATAAAAGGGCCAAAAAAAACAACATCAGCAATCCTTACCAATTGTGTTTTCATTCCTTATCCATTAAATGAGCAACAATAATATCCAATTTGGTTTCCAACCTGGTCAGCCGGTCACCATGTTCATCATGCTTTTCCAATTGCTTTTCCAATGCCTTTACACGGTTGTTAAGTACACCCCAAGTTGCGCCGGCACTAAAAATGGCACTAATTATTATTGTCAATAACTGGTTGTCCATCACTTTTCTTTTTTGTTTCTTCGGCAATTGCCTGGTTGCATTCACGAAGTTTTGTTTGCAACCATTCAATGTTTGCGAGTAAATCGTATGCTTGCGCTTTTAGTTCCGTTAATTTGTCCATGATTAAGGTATTAAGGTTAAATTTAATTTCGTACAAATATACTGGTATGCCGCTAAATTAACATCGCCAGCTTGCCCCCAGGCTGTATAATCGTCGCCTGATATACTGATATTTCCTTGCGCCAAAGATTGCTTAGTTTTGTTACCCTCGCTATCCGTAGTAACGCTACTAATAACCCAGTAAAACTGCGCGTAGTTACTTAGATTGTCGTTTACAATGCTGGCGTCAATAAAATTGCCGCTGCTTGCTTGTCCGTTTTGCCATATTGTTACTGGCTGAATTGAATATCCCATTATTTTATTTTTAAGTTACTGTTGCTAATTTGTAAAGAGTGCCGCCTATATCTACCTCAATATATTCAGTCGTGTTTACTACTACTGTTGCAGCTACGCGGCTACCGAGTTTCCATGCTCCCGCTGTTCCTGTTGTAGGTGCGCCAGTTTTTATATCTCCATTAACCTGCAATTTTTGCCCCGCGTCTGTTGTAGTGCCGATTAGAAAATTTCCATTTGATTTTATAGTGGTTTTTACAGTATTGTTTGTATAAAAAGTTAAATCATGATTTGTTACTGTGGCAATTAACGCTTGACCTAATGCACTTGCACAACCGCTTATCATTTCAACATTACCGCTTTTGGAAAAATAATAAACACTACTACTATTTTCTTGAATAGTAATTCCATTATATGCACTAACCGTTGTTCCTCTTGCTATATTACCATTATAGTCAAAATATATGTTTTTAATTGGATTGGTGGAACCTTGTGGTGTAGTTGCAAACGATAGTGAAGTTCCTTGCGCCAAAGTAGTAAAATTCTCTACTGCTTCGGCTGTAATTATTCCAGTAGTGTTATTAAAATTACTTCCGTTA